CTAAAGTGTTATTTTCCACACTATAATAAATGCTAGGCGTAACACCCGCTCGTGTGCATTTTTCTTCAATGTGTTTCAACATATCCCGCATAATACGAACTTGGCTTTGTATAGGTGTCAAGTTATGATGCCACTCTGCAACTTGTTCCATACTAGGAATTTCAAATATTTCAATAGCGCCAAAATCCCCACCTGTTCCTAAACTAGGATCTAAACTAACAAGGTATGTAAACTTGGGATTGATCTTTTTATACCAACGGGCTTGACCCATTTTCATTTTAGGTTCAACACCTTCTAATGTAGTCAAGCACATACTGCTAATTAATGTTTCGTCAAAGATCAAAAATTTACATTCGTGTTCACGTTCAAACTGTTCGTCACCCAACTGAGCACGCATTTCTTTGGCCCATTTTTCATCACGGTCTGGATGTTGATTCCAAATGGCCATATATGGATAGTAGCCATTTTTGCCTAGTAGTGTAGTATTGCCAAATTCGTCAGTACGATTGTTTGCTTCATTCCAAATCAACGCAAACTGATCTTCGTCGCTGTTTGGAGTACTGGTAATAATAGCCTTACCGCCTGTTGCTAGTGTAGGAGCAATGGAAGTCCAGAACTCAGTGGCAATGTTTGGTGGAACGTATGCAAACTCGTCGCAGTATAGAAGCGATATAGACATACCACGACCAGTTGTTTCAGTTGTTGTCTGCGCTACGATACGTGAGCCGTTTTCAAATTCAATACTTTGCTTGTTATAGCTGGTAACACCTGCACGAACAAAGTCGGGACAGGTTTCATATGCGTAACGCAAACGCTGCATAATTTCTTGTGCGCCCGAATACTTGTGAGCACAGATTAAAATGGTACTGTCTGGAACAAACATTGCGTACCATAGCAAGTATCCAACAGCAGTGGTTGTCTTTCCCATCTGTCGTCCCAACATATTAACGCTGAAACGATTTGTATGATAACTGTATAATAATTCGTCTTGGTAATCAAATGCATCGTATTTGATTTTACCTTTTTTGGCGTGTTGGATAAAGAAGAAATTCTTTAAGAAATACTTAGGCCCATCTACAGGATCCATACACGCGGCCATATGTGCCAGATCTTCATCTGTCCATCGTTGTGTTGTGTTTGCCTTTTTTATTAAGACGCCATCTAAATTTTTTGATCCCATAATGTTATTTACTGAAAAAAATAGCCTCCGAAGAGGCTATTTGGTTTGATTGTATATGATTATCTTTCCATAGCGGCTCTACGGTCATTTCTCATACGCTCTTTCTTATCGTGTAATGCTTGCAAATGCTTTTTAGCAGATTCGTCACCTGTACCGGCTCGTTTCTTTAAATCATCTTCGTGTGATTTTTCTAAACTACGACGATGTTCTGCATCAACACTGTTAGGGTTATATGCTTCGCTGGCATTTTCATCTACACCTAAGTAATCAGCTAGGTTTTGTCCAATGTACTCGCTAGCATCTGCATCATAGTTTATAATATCACCATTGTTGAAATGATAATCCCATAGTGCTGATTCTAAGTCATAATCTAATTCGCCACCATCTTTAAAGTCTTGGACCTGTTGAGGAAAACGACGTAATACATCCTCATACGAAGATTCGTTAAGTGTACTCTCAGAAATAAACTGTTTGTACTGGGCCATCAACTGTTGCTCCATTGTCATGTCTGCTTTCTTTTCTTCCTCGTGTTTTGATGGATCACCGTGAGGATTGTTCTTTGTAGCACGACCGTGGGCACTTCCACTATTTGGACGATATGCATATTGATTGGTGTCAACTGCTGGTGGCTTTGTAGGATCGTTTGGTGTAGTGTCTACGCCAGGAATGCCATATTCGTCGGCACTTTCATCAGTTTCTGCTTCATCTCCCATATCGTGCATTTTATCTAATACACTACGCATACTATCACGTTCTGCATCAGCGCCCATTGTAGGCTCAGCAGTCATTGTTGCTACTGGAGGTTCAGCACCCAAATGCTCTGGCTCAACTTTATGAACACCTGCCAATTGCATAAGTGCGGCCAACATACTACCTAGTTCTTCGCCACTGCCTGCTGTAACGCTTAGACTAGCAGGAGTACTTGGAGCGGTAGACATACCATCCATCATTCCCATTGGTCCGCATTCTGCTACTTCAGTTGACTCTTTAATAACATTAGGGTTTTTAGCATCTAGCTCAGCTAGTCGTTTTAGTACATTGATCATTTGCATATTATTTTTTCCTTGGATCAGTAGCCTGAGCTAACATAATTTTAGTATCAGCAGGAGTGTCTGTGTTAAATTTAGCAACTCCTTCTGTTGGAATCTCTTCACCTCGAGCTTTGCGCTGTAGTTTTAAGATGTCATTTAATTCTTTTACGAACCCACTGTTATACTTGTCGCCATAGTAATCTTCAAATTGTGGACTACCGGCTTCTTTATAATCTGGATCATCAAGTAGTGCACCTTCTCGCTTTTCTACTGGAGTTTGATATTGTTCGCTAGGTTCGCCAGGGCGGACAACTACTAATTTTTCTCGACTAACGCCAAGTCCTGAGGACAAATATTCTGTTAATTCTTGCTGTGTAGTTGGATAATCTACAGTAACTTCAAAAATATGAACTTCGCAGTTTCGTACCTGAGGAAAATCAAGTGGCAAACTTTGAATTGGTGTAATACCAACTTTTTTGAATGCATCCACTTGGAATCGTTCCATCATGGTCTTTAATTTGCCTTCTTGTTCAGTGGTGAAGTCTCCAGCCACTTTAACACGGAATTGATGCTTCTTTGTGGAAACGCCTTCGGATAGATAGTCTTTGAAGTTCTTAGTCATAGTGTTTTATTTATTCAGATTCTTGAGTTTTTCCAGAATGCTATTACGATCTGTTAGTATATAGCCCTGTCCTTCAATAGGATCATCACCGCCACCTTTGTCGCCATTCTTACGGTCAATGGCCAACTTTTTAAGTTGCAAATCAACCATCTTTAATTTCTTATCAATCTTGTTTGTCTTGGCCTGTATTGCAGCATTCATCATCTGTGCCGCTACTTCAAACATCTTAGTACCATAACGGGCGTCTACATTCATACCTAGATCCATTAAATCATCATATGCTTGTTCTGCTTTGTTGGCCAACGCATCTAGTTCGGCATCGCTAATATCGCCTAGACCTTTTACTCTAGGCAAGGCTGCGGAAATTTTATCAAATTCTTCTAATTTATCCTGTAGATCAATCAAAGGAGTTGGTGTAATTTCCTCTGGTTGTGGCATCATAGGAGGCTCATTGTTTTCAGGTAAGTTGAAAAGTTCTTCAAGTTTTTTGGTCATACTATTACTTATTTCTTTTCTTACCAGTATTGGAAAAAATATCGTGTTCGTTAATCACACGAAACTTAATTCCTTGATTCCTGCACCAAGCACCTGCTGCTTCCCATTTGGCCATATTTTTAATATACTGTGCTTGATTATAGGGATTCTTACCCACTTGCTCAATCATCATTTGATTTGCAGGTTTAATCTCAATCATTTCAATGTGTTTTCTATTGTTCTTATCTATGTAAGTAACTAAAAAATCAGGAACATAAACAGTTTGTTTGCCGGTCAACGGATCACGATAGGGGATTTTAAGAGGTTCACTAGCCCAAGACTCTACTGCTGGATTGTTGTCGCAAAACATACAAAATGTAGTTTCCCAACTGCTACGGCAAAAAGGAATCTTTGACCCTACATATTTTTCAGGGTTTTTTAGTGTGTATGGCCCTTGGGCAAATTTCATACTCATGCTAGGATGTTTCGTTGAACTTCGTGATAAGGTTTGATTGCAGAGGAATATCCCAGAAAACTACTTTTAAATCTATTGTAATTTAATATCTGTGTGGCCAGTTCACTTATTTCTAACCCATCTAAACCAGTTAGGCCATCTAGTACTGTCATTGGGTTGTATCCATCAGTTTGCGCCTGTGTTATAATAATTGCAGCAATAGCATTTGAAGTTGTGATATCAAACCCACGACTTTCAAAAAATCCTGTCATAGCATTTAATGTTCCTGCATCAAATTCAGTAGGTGCAGTATAATAACTGTTGAATGATTGTACTGTACCATTACTAGTGTATATACTGGGTGTAGGAGTGGTTGGTAAATTACTGTAGGTGGTTTTCATATGTTACCGTTTTTAAATGTTCTATTTTGTTCTGGCAGAGGTTCAGTGGTAACACTGGCGGCGGCAGCAAAAACCGCATCACTAAGTGCATTAGTTAGTACATTCTTTGGATTAAAACCATATACTTGCCAAGCCAATCTTGGATTTTCCAATAACTGTCTTGCAACACCCACAGCCCGTAATGTAGAACCTATTGCTAATAGTGATTTTGATAATTCACCAGTACTTGGTGGTTTAACTACATCCAACGGTGGTCTAAAATCAGTCTCTTCTAAAATAGATCCAGAGCGTGCACCCAAGTTTGGTGCCCCGTAAATCAATGTACTGGGAGTGTTGTCGCGATACTCGTTGGCAAGTCCAGTTAAATTTGTTAATGCTACGTTGGTTCCAATTGTGCCCTCTTGATAAAATACGTCTTCGTACATTAGGGACATACTATTTTTTAAAAATTTGCTGCCGTTTTCCTGATCCAATGAATCATGTTCCCACGATGTTATTAGGGGATTGATCAAAGACATTTTGGTATAGTTGTTCTGATGCAATACAAAAATATCAATACTTGTAAAAAAAGATTTCTGTTTTGCATTTTGATAACCATATTGATAATCTATTGTACCAAATTTAGTATCACTCAATTCTTTGGCAGTTTCATTTTTCTTAGGAGAATAATTAGGATCGGTATAATAATATTTGAAATAGTTTTTCCAAAGCCCAGTTGTGTTTGATGCCATATCATCGTGGAATTCAAGTTTTACAGGTTCATAATTAAGTTTGGTTTGTATATTTGTTTTTCTATTATATTGGTTGATAGTTTCAGTGGCAATTTTAAATTTGGGCAATTGAACGTTCTTTGCCAGTAATCCTGCTGCTAAGTTATCCCAACCATCTAGTTTTGCTTCTTTATTAATATTGAAATACACATAATATAAAAATGCTGATTTAGGAGTAAGAGCTGAGTTATTTGAACTATATAACTTAGATGCGTGATTAGAACTACGCAACCACGGGCGACCGTATTCACCTGTAGTATAGGGACCGGCGGCTTCTTGACTGATGTTACTATTATTGGGCATAGTTATATTTATGTCATAAAAAAACCCCAGATTTTAGCCTGGGGTTATGTATCAAATATTAATTAAAGTGCGTTAATACTTACTGTACGTAATGGTGCGCCACCTGTTAATAGGCCACCTGCTGCATTGGTTTGCAATGCGTTATCGTAACAGATTTCCATTTCAACTTCTAATGGATCTGCCTTGGAATAATCAACTGCGCTATATTGCACAGACTTTAACCAGCAGCCATCGAGTTCAAAGGATTCCAACGTGACCACTTGAGCACCGTTGCCGCCGTCTAAGATTTCAATAACCATAGAGAATTTGTAATCTTGTCCACTAGCACCGCTGGATTGATTGTAAAAGTCAAACTGTTTCTGAACTTGTTGTCCAACTACTGTTGATACAGCGTTAGTTACATCATCACGAACTTTTAACTTAAGGTTGTTCCATTTGTATTTTCCCTGTACCTTAACAACACTGTTATAACTGTGTAATTCAACTTCAGTAAAATCCGCTTTGGGACGATCAACACTCATAACTTGTTTGGTAATTTCAGTTGGGTTGCCGCCTGAAATAGCACCAAAGTTAAACAAGGTAACGCGAAAGCGATACCCTAACTTTGGCATCAACATACCTTGATTATTTGAACCGGATAACGGAACTGAAAAATTTGATAAACTTGCGATTGGCATTTATATGCTCCTTATTCTTTTACTTTTTACTGTCCACTACTGGTAGTGCTGTTACCACTTAATTGTGATCCATAGTTACCAGAAGCAATAGCACCAGTATTCAACAATCTTAATGGAATGTAGATAAACTCAACACTCTTAACTGGCTCAATGGCAACGTCTACCCAAAGCTCATTGCGATCAATTCTAGTAGGTGTATTGTTAGTTTGATCACATACTACAACAAAGTCGTATAGTGCACGTTGGCTAACTAATCCAGATAATAATGATTCAATTGATGTTTTAATGCTCTTACGAGTTTGATTGTCGTTAGGTTCAAACAAGTATGGTTTAGCTAACACACCTAGTTGTCTACGTAGATAAGTTACTAATCTAACTACGTTAACACGATCTAATGAACTTGCACCAGCAGCACGAGTATATTGTCCCATTACAGTTAAGCCAGCACTTGGTAATGTAGCAATTGGGTTAACTTCAACAGCAGCCAACACATTGCGTAGACTTTCGTGCAACGACACAGTTTTAAATTTGCCTGTAGTGCTGTCAACATAACCTACTGAACTTGCATTATTTACAATACCCCTGCGTGTTCCTGCTGGAGCAAACCAAGGATAACTCACATTGTCGCTGCTAATAATTGTATTCAACATCATATGGCTTGGTGGAACAACAATGCTATTACCCTTGTTGTCATTTGTATGACCACTTGGATAGTAAACTGCTGTGTAAGCATCGTAACTTACTAGACCATCATCACCGTTGTCAGTTGCTAGAGCAGTATTCTTACCCCAGTTATTCAACGATGTTGCATCTGCTGGCAAGCGGAATGGTGCATCTCCAACAACCAATGCTAACTGTCCAATATCACTGTTTAAATTAATCATGTTAGTGATCAATTCGGTGTAACCCGGAGTTGCGATTAAGTTGTAGTTTAAAGTATCTGTATCACGAATTGCTTGGCTTGTAGATACCAATGCCTTCAACGCTTCAACAACCACAGCACGTTGTGCCATACGACCAAATGCACTACCACTTTCAGTCACCCAACGATCTGCAAAATAGTGTGTAGTAGATTCGTTAGAAGCATCACTTGGATAACGTGGGTTTACTGTGCTAAAGTTAGTAGGAATAAAGTTAGAGTAATATCTCTTAACATTGTTACCACTACGACGAGTATTGAATAAACGTGTTCCTTTTGGATATAACAACGGATCTGGACAATCTGGATCAACAAAGTTACTTGTTAACATTGAACTGATTGGTGTCAACACTTCCATATTAGTTGTACTTGTGTTGCTCCAACGTGCATCTGCAAAAACCCATCCATTAGGACTGTAATTGTCATTGACGTCTTGCATTACCCACTTTTGTCCAACAGCATTTGTACTATTGTAAACATAGATATTTTGTCCATACATATCTGGAACACTGGTGTCAACCCAAATATCGCCAGTAACCAATGCTGAGCCTTGGCTATTAACTGTAGGAGCAGTTGCACTGATTAACGGACCATTTGGATCACTAGCAGTGAATGCGCCTGAATTTCTATAACCAACCCACTTAGTTCCATCATTATACATGATGTCAACTGCGGAAATGTTATTGTCAAACCATAGTTTTCCATCTGCTGGAGCAGCACTAGGTGCGTAAGATAAAGCAGTATAAGCCAATGGGGCCCAATTGCTGACTAAAAATACTGTAGCTGGACTTCCAACGAATGACAAATGATCGCCTGCTGGTGCAGGATATACATTGGCCTTGGTAGCACTAATGCCAGCAGCAGTCAAGTATGCGCCGGACTGATCATCAGTAATTTCAAAATCGCCACCCAATGCGTGTGTAATAGTTAGAACGCTAGTTCCGGCATTCCAAACAGCGTGTAAATTACCAGCACTAATACTATTATTTAATGCTGTAGTAATTTGGGATCCAATTGGTGTTGCGCTTGCTGCCATGGACAGTGTAGTAACACTTGTCCAAGTTCCATTAGCAGCGGTTTGTCTAACAAAAATATTACCACTGCTGCCCAATGTTGTTCCTGCACTTACAGTAAGTGTAGTTGGAGAACTTGCATTACGTTTCCATAATTTAAATGATGCGCTGGCCTTACCTAATGCTGTTAGATTATTATAATCATATTCAACAAAAACAGTACCTACTGGAATATTTACACCGCCTCCAACAGAATCTAGACTGTTAATAGCAGATTGTGTGCTGCCAAATAATGGAGCATTGACAGTTTTCCAAGCAGCAGTAGCAGCATTAAACTGTTTTACATCCCAGTTAGCACCTTGACCAGGAACATTAGTTTTGACCCAAACACTTCCAGTTGCAGTGTTTGCTGTAAATGGCGGGTATTGATAGTTGGGGCTCAAATAAACAGATTTACCTAATGTATCAAATGTATTTGTAACTGTAGTCCAGCTACTTGTAGTTTTATACCATAATTGATTAGTATTTGCACTAGTTAATACCATTGCATAACTACCAATAGAACCAAAACCTGTATTTGGGGTATATGTTATGTTTCCAAAATAGTCAGGGCTGGATACAGTTGCATTAGTAGCAGTGGTACTATCGTCAATAATGTTTACTGATTTTACAGTAAATGAATTGGTTGTTGTAGACCATTCGTTAACACCAAATGTGCTATCAGATGTGTCAATCCAAATACTGCCGTCAGCAGGTGTACTACTTGGCGGATTAGCAGATCCAGCTAATGCACCTAAGTCAACATCTGCACGAACAACATATGCTTGGCTACTTGCACCCAATACACTATATGCAGATTGTAAACCGTACTCGCTAAGTTCACTAGCGTTTACTGGATTATTACTACTGTCTGTTTGGAAATACGGTGTGCCAAAAGTGTCAGTTAGATCACGTTGACTTGTGATGACCCAAACTGTGCCTGCATTGGCTTTAGTGGTTCCTTGAGCAATACCAGTTGCACTGGCATTGGACTTATTTTCGGCAGTTGCTACGAAAATTAACGGAACGGTTCCTGGCGCAGCTGGTGTATAGAAACTTTGATCTATAACGGATACGTTTACGCCCGGGGATGATAATGATTGTGCCATCTTACAAAACTCCTTAATGGATTACTTTGTTTTATTTAGCACCAAACTTAAAAAAACTATGGTAAATATCTTGTGGAAAAGGCGCTATAAAGGGCGGATATGAGAAAGTTATGTAAGAAATGCAGTGATAAGCCAGTGGCAATCAACTATCATAAAGATGGTAAAACTTTCTACAGGTCTATGTGTGACCACTGTGCCAAAGGGAGAAAACAGTCTCGTCCATTGTGGGCGCTGGCCGGATACAGAAAAAAATTACTTTGCGAAAAGTGTAATTATACTTCTCCGCATAGTGAACAGTTTAATGTGTTTTATATCGACGGTAATTTAACTAACAATAGATACACTAATCTAAAAACTGTATGCGCCAACTGTCAACGCATACTACATAAAGAGGGCATCAAGTGGCGACAGGGAGATTTAATTCCGGATTTGTGACAAGCAGGCCCAACTGTTCAAACAGAGCATCAATGGTGGTGTCATTTGAAACCACACTGTCAAATTTGCTGCCAACCCAGGAGTACTCACTTGCGTGTATCTTCATAGTTTCCAATTTCATTTTACTTAGAGACCAAGTAGAGTTGCCATCAGGGCCGTGATTGAAAGAAATAGCAGCGTCATACCATTCAGGATCTGGACCACGCTTTACACGAATAACTTGTCCACCTGCATTATGTATTGCTTTGATTTCGTTAGGAAAACGCACATCACTGATCACAATATTATCCCCAGTCTTACGCATTTTGTTTTCTAGACTAGCGATCCAAATATCGTCGTGGAATCCGTGTCTGCATACCTCTGTGCCCCAGTATTGTAAAATCCAACGAGGAGTAAGGTTGGGTTTATTTAAACGCTCTGCCCACCAAGGATCTACTTGTTCGCGCCATTCACGGGCTTCTTTTGTTCGACCTTCTAACAGTGTTCTGTCCCACCCAAACACACAAGCCACTGCATCTTTAAGTGTGTTGGCAAAACTGTCTCGTCTAAATCCGTGATAGTTAACAAGGTAGTCTGCGGCTGTATCTTTACCAGCGCCTATTAATCCGACGAAACCAATAATCATAAGTATCTCCAGTGATACATAAGTTTATAACAGTTTTATTACAAGGTCAATGATTATTTTAGCCAGTTACCCAAGTAAGTGGTTGACTGCCTTCTTTGTAGTTGATTAGATCTAACTCAAGTTGATCCATTTCTGCTTTGGCTTCTGCCTTAAGTGTGGCACCATTTAACCCTGATCCGCCTTGTGGACTAGAAATAGTAGGAAATTTTTCACGTGCCTGGCCTAGCATCATTTTGGCATTGGCTAGTGAATAGTCTTTTAACCACTGGCCAGCATATACATCTTGCAGCAAATTAAAATCTGGGCGATAATTGTACATCCAAACTAGTAATTCTTCACTAGTCTGTGCACGTTGTTGTATTGTTAACATTTTGGTAGTGGGATTAAAAGTAAAATTAATGTCACTACCAAACATTTTACCCACTTGCTTTTGATATGATGCAAATGAATAGTATGTGGCCAAGCCGCCCATATTAGTACTTGCTAACAAATAAGTATTAGAATATGCTAAATTGAACGGTTCAAATAAACTGCCACCATCTCCTCCGCCACTTCTACTTCCAATGCTACGTCTAAACAACTGTCGTACGCTCATTACTTCTTTGGGCAGTTGATATTCATTAACATCTGTCGTTAATGTTAAAAAGCCCATACTTTCCTCTACAGCATTACTGCTACGTTGACGGTATTTAGACAATGCTTTATCAATAGCAATAGTATAATCTCGGGGATCTAGTTCCACATCAACCATACTTCCGCCTAGGAAAGCATTGATGTATTCTACGATTTGTTCACGGGCTTGTATAGTTTCTTCCATACAAATATTTAGCCAATTACTACAACCACAGTGGGCTAAATATACGTATGACCAGGCTCAGTTTATACCGCCCCGAAAAAGGCAAAGATTTTAAATTCATCGATCGTGTAGTTAACGAACGCTTTCAAGTGGGTGGCGTGGATGTATATATCCACAAATACCTAGGCCCAGTTGATCCTGCAACTGGCACTGCTACACCCACTACCCCCACAAATGCCAATCCCATTAAAGAATTAGGCATTCAAGATGTATTGTTTATGGAAACTAGGGATCGCAATTATGATCCGGATGTATATGTACTCCGTGGCATTTATACAATGCAAGATTTAGATTTTAATCTAAGTCAATTTGGCCTGTTCCTACAGAATGATACTATAATGATGCACTTTCATCTTAGTACCAGTGTTGATGCATTAAGTCGTAAAATTATGGCCGGTGACGTCATAGAATTGCCTCATTTAAAAGACGAATATGCAATGGATGACAACTATGTAGCGTTGAAACGTTTTTACGTTGTCCAAGATGTAAGTCGTCCTACAGCAGGTTTTAGTCAAACTTGGTATCCGCATTTATTAAAAGCCAAATGCGTACCATTAGTTGACAGTCAAGAATTTAAACAAATATTGGATCAAGACAGCGGTAATGGCGATGGCAGTAGCCTACGTGATTTGCTATCTACATACAATAAGAGTATTGAAATCAATGATCAGATTATTGAACAGGCCATGGCAGATGCGCCTGTTAGCGGGTATAATACTAGAAGTTTTTATGTTATACCAACTCGTGATAATGGCTTGATCGACGTTGCTGATACTAGTGATATTTGGAGTGATGCCAGCATCGACCAGTCAATATTAGATGCCAGCGCAGTTTTACGTAGTCCCAAAGGAACGTTATATCTAGGATATAACACAGGTAATGGAATTCCACCAAACGGTGCACCATTTACACAAGGATTAGAATTTCCACACAGTCCTGCAAACGGGGCATTTTGTTTAAGAACTGATTATATTCCTAACAATTTATACAGATATAATGGCAAAGTTTGGTCCTTGTATTCTACCAAAGTTCAAATGACATTGAACGAGTTTGGCTATGAAGATGTTGCCAGCGGCGTGTTTGCTGGCCAAGATGTACGTTTGACCGAAAAGACTGGATTTATTAATAACAATAATACCACTACAGTACACGGAAGCATTGTACCAGAACGCCAAGCATTAAGCAAGGCATTAAAGCCAGTAGCAGATAATTAAAGGGGCATATCATCGATCATTTTTATGACGGTCAAGTACGCAGATATTTGACACAATTTATAAGAGTAATGAGCAACTTTGCTTATAAAGATGCTACGGGCAAACTTGTTCAGATCCCAGTTATGTATGGCGATCCTAGTCGCCAGTCTGCCAGTGTTTTGAAAAAGAATACAGAAAATACTATACCCAGTGCTCCATTTATTGCTTGCTATATAAAAGGGCTGGAGTATGATCAAACTAGATTACAAGATCCAACCTTTGTAAGTAAGGTGCAAGTTCGTGAACGTGCTATTGATGATACAACAGGCGAGTATATAACAACTCAAGGTCAAGGTTTTATGGTTGAGCGTATTATGCCAAGTCCGTACAAACTGACATTTGCTGCCGACATATGGACCACTAACACAGATCAAAAATTACAAATATTTGAACAAATTGCTTATTTGTTTAATCCTAGTTTGGAATTACAAACTAGCAATAATTATTTAGATTGGACCAGTTTGACTGTATTGCAACTAAAAAGTAATGTATGGACCAGTAGACAAATTCCGCAAGGCGTTGAACAGAATATAGATATTTTGAATATGACGTTTGAAACTCCTATTTGGATTACTCCTCCTGCAAAAGTTAAACGATTAGGAATCATTACTAAAATTATTGCCAATGCATTCATTGATTCGCCAGGCACTATTAATTTAGACTACAACGATAACCTTGCCGTATATCCATCCTTAGGAGATCCCTTGTTTAAAACAGTAGTCACTCCTGGTAATTTTGAATTGTTAGTATTAAACAATACCGCAGGCCTAATGGTAAATGATGCCAGTATTGCAGAAAATCTAACCGCAGTTAAGACTAATGGCATATCTTGGCATAAATTATTAGATTTATATCCAGGACAATTTAGAGCAAATCTAAGTCAATTAAGATTAACTACACCAACTGGTAATCAAATTGTGGCGTATATTAATTTAGATCCAGTTGATGATTCAAAGATGATACTGCATTTTGACGTGGATACTATACCGCACAGTACAATATCAATCAATGCCATTATCAATCCTGAAACATTTAAACCAGTTAATCCAGTTACAGGGGTAAAATATCTTATCTTAGAACCAATTAATTCAGTTACAAACGTTGGCCCTGCTGCTTGGTTTAATAGCGATGCGTCTGGATTTAGTGCTAATGCTAACGATATTATTCAATGGACTGGTACAAATTGGGAAATTATATTCGATTCTACTGCACCACAAGATATAACTTATATAACTAACTTATATACAGGTATACAATACAAGTGGCAAAACGGTGAGTGGAGTAAGAGTTTTGAAGGAATATACTCAAAAGAGTCCTGGTCGCTTGTGCTATAATTAATTAATGGACAATAAATTAAATCAAATTGTGTGCAGTGGTGGGATATTTTTAGCCCGAGATACTAAACGATTTTTATTCTTACTACGCACCCAAGGCAAAACTGCCAACACCTGGGGTCTAGTTGGTGGTAAGAAAGAGCCTACAGACACTACTGCTTACGAAGCACTTGATAGAGAAATTTCTGAAGAAGTCGGGAAGACTCCACCTATCAAGAAAGTAATTCCTTTAGAATTGTTTACCAGCAATGATCAAAATTTCCAATACAACACCTATGTATTGATAGTAGATAAGGAATTTATTCCTACACTAAATGAAGAGCATAGCGGTTATGCTTGGTGTAGTTTTGATCTATGGCCTAAACCATTGCATCAAGGTGTTAAGAACAGCTTCAACAATAAGGCAGTTAGAGCTAAGTTGGAATTGTTGTTAGAATTAATCTAATCTACCCCATTTAATTCTGTTCCATATTCTCTCGTGGAACCAATATAAAATACTATTAGCAAATAGCTGAGTTATTGCAATTCCAGAACTTAAGAATAATTGTCCGGTAGTTAAGTATACAATTAAAAAAGTTGAACCGCTACCGGTTATTCGCCAAGTAACGGTTTTAACTATACTTCGAATGTTTGTGTCACTCAAGACCTAAACTCTTTCTAATCTTAGTAGCAGAAATATCGGTAATGCTTTCATCAAATGTTTCTTCCCCGTGAGTATATCCTACACCACGACCCCAGCCAATGTGTACAATATTAGGTACAACTTGTATTTCGTATTGACCTTGAAACAACGGATCTAAATCACGTTTAATAAAGCCCCTAACTTGATCAATGGCAAATGGATTAGAACCCTGCCATCCCTGTACATCGCGTACTTGAATGACAACTTGGCCAGTCTTTGCAATCAATCTTTCAAATAATGCACGATGTCCGGCGTGCCAAGGTTGCCAACGTCCCAGCATCTGTACAGTTTCTTTCTGCCAATCAAATTTAGGGCGGTGGCGGTTTTCTAAAATATGTGAACCAATAAACTCGGCCCATTTTTCTGCATTTTGCTCAGTGACTCGGAAGTCGTAAATAGAGGGAGGGATAAATGCTTTATTAGTATCATCAAACCGCCCAGACTCAATAGTGTCTACCCAAATAGTCCAGTCTGCTTTGAAGTTATTACGCATTTCTACCAAAGGTGCAACAAAATCACAAATGACATAATCACCTGATGAATTTAATGCAAAGTCTGCCATTCGTAAACTTTGACGAATTCGGCCTTCTTTACTAAAATCCCAATCATTATAACGCTTTCTAATTTCATCAGCATTGAACCAATCTACTCGAACACGAAAATCTGAATTTGAGGGAATGCCCTCGTTATTCATTAATCTGCCTGGATTGATCTTAAACAGATCACCGTGTGTTTCTAAGTATTTTTTTAATGCTGTTGCTAGATAAGTTTTACCCGAGCCAGGGAGGCCCATGATTAGAATTTTTTGCATCAGTTATTACCCGCCTAAAATTTCAGTAAGTCTTGCCATTAGGTCTTCATTGCGCCAGGTGTCACGAACTGCATCGTAATCCGCGCCTTCCCATACTGTTACCCCACGCCCGCCTGATCCACGAGTTTCTGTGCGGCCATCTGGAAAAGTTTCGGTAGTAAATGGACCGAGGTCAATTTCTACTTGCACGCGGCGTTGTTGAACGTTTTCTTGAATTTGGCGAATAACAAATTCATTTGTTACTTTTCGTTCTGCAAGAACAATTTCGTTGTCCAATGTTAATGTATCTACAATAGTTGTCATATTATCTCCTTAAGAATGACGATTTCAGTAATATTTATAGTTGTTTGCCTAGCGTAGGTAGTATCTTTTTAGCACCTGGCGCCGTTTGCATACCTGTGATCCAATTTAAGTTTTTCTTTTGATCAAAGTTTTGTTTCCAAAAACTCTTGGGGCTGTATGTATCCCATAATTCGCCTGGCAAAATACTACGTCTTTCTTTATATTCTACTCGTCGACGCACAGTATGCAATCCTGTTATTTTAGCCTGAACGTCAAACTCGTCGTAACTATCTTCAACATTTTCAAAATCATGCTCATACCAAGATTCGCCTAAGAATTGATAAATTTGTTGAAGTACAGCTTTGGGATTTTTAACCAGTGTGTCATATTCTACATAACAAATTTGATTAATTTCGTTACAAAACATACTTTGCTGTACGTTGATTAACGGTCCGTGAACATAGCCACCAAAGTTTGGCACCTTTCCCATTAACATACTGCATCGATCGTGAATATTGCCCAACTCTTGATGATGATATAACGGTTTGATTGTATGGGGATTCTTTGCATTGAGTTGTTCAAAGCTATCCAAGATCCACGGAACATCTCTAAGACAAACAATCATCTTAAAGTCGGGGAATAAATCTTTTAATAAAGCAGTGTCTGCACTCCAACCACGATTGGTATTAAAGCATACTTGGTTACCATATTTGTAAAAGCTATCAAATAGGTCACGCATTAGTTCACGTCGCCGTTCAAGCGGAACTGCGGCATCCATTCCTACGGCAGTATTAGTATCTTTAGTGATACTATGCATATAGCTAGCCAAAGGATCACTTATTCCTGCTGTAAATCTAGGATTCTGTTTTAAGATGGCACTTAATAAGGTTGATCCAGATCTAGGTAATCCAGAAATAAAGTGGTAAGTTTTGCTCATTTATTTTTCTTAACAAGTTTACCAACATCGGGCAAATACAAATATTCAATATCACTGTTAAACAAAGTAACTAATGCATCAATAATTGTTTCAACTAGTGGCTGGCCAGCTAGATTAAAACTAGTATTGAACAACAAAGGCACCCCTGTGAGTTTTTGGAACTCACTAATCAGTTCATAGTAATGAGGATTTTGATCTGGATTGACAGTTTGCACTCTGCAAGTATTATCTACGTGTGTTACTGCTGGAATTTGTTCAATTTTATCTTCACGAACATCTACAGCATACATCATAAATGGACTAGATGTCATTCCTGCCATATCAAACCATTCATTAGCGTGTTCTTCTAAGACAGATCCAGCAAATGGGCGGAACCATTCGCGACGTTTAACACGATTAACAAAGTCTTTGCCATCAGGTCTACGTGGATCAAACAATATACTACGATTGCCTAATGCACGTGGGCCTCCCTCTGCACGACCTTGGAATAGTGCAACAATATTTCCTTGATCAATTAACTGTGCAATATCGCTAGCAGTCGCATCAACAACTTCAGCATTAAGTTTATTTTGTTCAATTAAACTTAATTGACTATAATCAGGAGGAGCACTTAGATATACTGTAGATAATTCTTTTGGCGTAGTTTCTAAAGATTGAACAAACCAAGCATACCTTGCAAGACCAATAGCAGTGCCGCCATCGTGAGCAATGGGGTCAATATAGAACTTCAAATTAGGAAAACGTTTAACAAATTTATAATTTGCCACACAATTTAGACCAAAACCTCCAGAAATAACCACGTTTGTTTCACCAGTAATATCAACAGCCTTTTGTATTAGATCATACATCTGTTCTTCAACAGCCTGTTGTACGTGATATGCAAGATTCTTATCCACATCACGAATAAGATTAAAATCGTTATGCCATTCTTTAGGTTCAGCAAAACGTTTCAAATAAGGATTACGGTTTTCGTCAATACGTGCGCCAGCAGGATATAATGGCATCAATAAATTCTTATTGCCCTTACCATTAATAAAAAATTCAGGAATATATTCATCGCGCTCGCCGTATGGCGCAAGCCCCATAGTCTTACCCGCTTCGATAAAGCCAAAACCTAGATAATCACTCACTGCTTCGTACGCTTTGGTAATAGTTACTGAGTTATCAAATTCTTGGATACCGTTATCATAATATGCAGCATTGCCATCTGCATAACGTTTGTATACTGCATTAAATTCGTGAGGATAGGAACATTGATAAATTGTTTCAGTTTCAAATCCCCCTACTACAAAGTTTTCATTTACTTGTTCTTGATGAAATGACCCAGCGCCGTCCACAATAATTGCTACCGCAGAGTCAAAACCTGACCCATAAAATGTATTTGCTGCGTGTCCTAAATGATGTAAATGACCCATCTTTGTAATTTTAACATTAGGATTGAATTTACGGGCAAGTGCAGAATACGCATCTTCTCCAGTCCACGGTAATTGTGATAATTGATTAGTGGTCCCGCCAATAACGATTTCATCAACTACGTGATTGATTAAAACGTGTATCATTGCTCTAAATGGATTGCCGTCATATTTCATACGGCTTAATCTTTCTTCTTCTGAATAATAAACAACTTCGCCGTCGACTACTAGTGCAGCCGAACCGTTATGTCCAGGATTAATTGCTAAAATGCTGTATGTCATTATTTTGTCTTTCTATCAATGTCTGCTACAATACTACTGTAAATAGAATTCAATTCTATATCGCTAAAATTCATAGCGTTTTCATTTAACCGATTGGATAGGGATACATCCAAACCTGCAATACGAATTGGGCTGTATTTTCTAATCTTACCCATATCGATACAATTGAAATAGTCGGGATAACTTGTATTAATTGGGAATGTACTACCAAAGATAACTGATCCAGGTGTACCTACGGCTCGAGCCAAATGCTGGCCCACTGAATCACATCCAATAAAGTAATCAGCTTCTGCAATCAATGCGCCCCACTGACGCAGATCGCACGTATATTTCTGTGCGTATGTATCTTGTTTTAATTGAAATTCTGGTTCGCCAAAGAAAACCATATTATATTTTTGTGACAATTTACGAACTAAGAACAAATAATCTTTTTGTCCAAGGCTGCGACTTTCTTCGTCGATAACTTGCTCACGATCCATTTTGGCACCACGGCCAAATGGTTGGAAGATAACAGTCTTAGGACGTTTTTGCAAATTCTTTAAATCGTTGATTGTATTTTCTGCAACTAATTGTTCTTGACGATTGAACACCAATGAAGGAACACCAAGATCGCTATGATCAGTAGTGTTGTTGATCTCACGGTCAAATGCTTGTACCAAACTAATTTCTTGACGGAAGTATGCAGGATTACGATATGGCTCGGGGGTAATAATTAAATCTGCATTTTTAACTACGTTATCGAACACACCTTTAGTGTCCAAATTATATGCACGATCTTGTAATTCTGGAATACCCCAAAGCAAGAAGTCCCACGCCCCAATTAGTACTGCCCAATCTGTATTAGGATTTAATCTGTTGTATTTTAACAAAGCAGGAATTGCTGCTACCACACGGCCTGCACCGCCATCGATCCAAAATATCTTCTTCATTATATGTTTCCTTGTCTATTATTTAATGCGCAGTTAATGCTGCTTAACAATTCTTGATTAGCGGTACCAGAACCAAACATTCTTACTAGTATGTTGTATTTCTGTAGTAATGTCAAGCTCTTTTCTAAAATCATTTACTGCTCGATTTACTTCAGGCAAGTTCCAATCGTGTCCTGCAAATATCCCGCCAGGTTTTACTTTGGACCAATATGCTCTAAGATCTCGGCTCACTGCGGCATAGCTGTGGTCACCATCAATAAAAATATAATCCAATTCATTATCTGCAATATGATCTGCCGCTGCAATAGAATCCATCTCTAACATTTCAATTTGATCTGCATAGGGGGCAAGCAAGCTAACAGCGTGATTACGCCACACATCAACCATATCCTGTGTCACAGGTCCCCACCAATCTTGATATGGCTGGTAAGCATCAATAGCATAAACTTTATTAATTTCACTGGAGTGGTCTAAAAAGTACCTCAATGTCCAGGCCCAACATACTCCTAGTTCACAGCCAACTAAATTTGTGCCTAATTTTTTAATATAGGCCAACAGGCCATCTGCACTTACCTTATCCATAGGAACTATACTATTACCCTGTTTAATCCATAACATCTGTTTAATCATACCAGTGAAATTATTATTTTGAAAATAATTCCATAGTTGGTATTTGTCTGCTACACGTCTTGCATCGCCGCCAGTCAATAATAAATTTGTTAACTCACTACCCCAAAGTTCAACAAATCTTTGATAATATTGAGTATCACGCTGTTTAGTTTCTTGTGCAGTTTCTACCCCACTCCAACTGCTTTTTCCTTGAAAGTGCAGCAGATAAGATTGACTAACGTACTTTACATCAAATCCTGCTTGAATAGCTCTGATTCTATAATCAACATCTTCCCCGCCGTGACCGTACAACTCATCAAAGCCGCCAATTTTCTTATAAATTTTAGAAGGAATTTTAACAGCGTAAAACGGTATGAGGTGGCGGTCAAATAGACCTGGTTTAACTGAGGATTTATGTTGACGTACTATATTGTTTAACTCATACTCATTGTATTGATCAATATTCATCGCCGATTCTAATGTAAAATTATCACTAGAATATATATGAGTTTGATTGCAACTTGGCACAACAATACAGTTACTATATCCTTGAAGAGGCACAGCCCAATCAGGAGTAAATGCAATATCATTGTTTAAGATTACAACATCTTTACCATCAGCCAATGCAATAATTTTGTTAACATTTTTAGCAAAATTCTGCGGCACTTCATTTGCAATAATCGTAACTGCTTTATCACCGTGTGCACCAACTGCATCGTTATCAATTAGATAAAATTTATCATCAGGTCCAAGTTTTGTATATTTTAAAAATGTATCAATTGCAAGGCCTGTATAAAAATCAGATTTTGCAGTAGATATAATTGCGTAAACAGTACCTTTCATTTCTTTCTCCAAAATTCTAAATGCATATTTCTATACATATTAGTCAACTCTCTGCCAATAACTTCTTCAGGTGGGGGACTGGCTTTCTTCAATGTAGGCCTAACATCGTGTAGTCCAACAAGGCCGCCGTGAAACCCATCATTCTCATCCATGGGCTGTAGATTATTTGTATCTAATTTAAATGTATCAATGTTGATAAAATTACAAATCTTATCAATAGTTTCTTGACCATTGCCTACAATATCTTTGTATTCTAAAAATAACATTTCAACATCGCCCGAATTAACACCAATACGTAAACTAGTATAAGGATGGGAGATGTATTTTTCCCAAAGTATTTTACATCGATTTTTAGTGTTGACTGGTAAACCCGAATCAATTAAATCCTGGTCGACGAATGTAACTCTATCATTATTACGCTCAATCAATAAACAGTATGATGCTAGAATATCAGGAATACTACGAACCGTACAAATAATCAATGGCTTGAATCCAAACACTTGTCTAGTAATGGCGCCATATCTGGGCCACAATCTATTTTTATCAACGATTGTTTGTTTATCAATATGTTTATATGCACCATCGATTGCACCCAACATAATATTGCTGTACTGTTTGGGGTGCGGATCAACTAATGCTTGACTAATATTAGGCCACTGTTCGCCAATTATGCCAACTAGGTCTGCTACTGGGCTGGTAGTTGATGCATATATTTCTGGATGTTGATTTAACATTGAACTGAGTACTTGACTGCCAGATCTAGGAATTCCAGAAAGCATAACAAAATTCTTGTTCATAATTGTCTACGGGGCAACGATGGAATTTTAGGCACAACAGGTTTTACTATTGCGGGCGGAGTAATAGTTGCGGGTCGGCCAGCTTTGGACCAAACAGAATAATCACCTTGGAATTTATAAGGACCGATGTGACTGCAAGTCATACTGGGATCTAACCAAATTTTAAATCCACCGTCTATTAATTTTTGTAATGCATAAATGTCTTCACTCATCAAATCGTTATCAGTTACAATGACATCAAAAATCATTCTGCGTTCTTTGTTGTCTTTCTTGTCAATATAAGATTTATTAGTATCCCACAAGTATTGCATTGCCTTACGATTCATACGTAGGAACCCAGTCCCTAAACCTTGAACTTCTATTAAGCCAGTTTTTGAATCAATTGGACCAGGGACTCTAACAACATACTCTTCTCGGTCACCTTTTTTTCGATAAGTGCCGCCCACAACATCAACTGGATATTCTAGCAGTTTGAAGAACCATTCAGGTTGCCATTCGATGTCACTGTCAATCCAGATGAGATCGTCGATGCCTGTTTCCAATGCAATATGAATAGTATCATTACGGGCACGCTGTATTAATGCATCAAAGCTGACCCACATTGGGGTGATTTCTACGTCGTGTTTGGCTGCTTGTTTAATAGTGTTTACTAAACTATTCGTATACCAAACATCTAATCTTCCGTCGTAGCACGGAGTACCTATCATTACTTTACGCATATTTTATTAAAAAACTCCAACCATTCTCGAGCACGAGTGTGCCAAGAATATTGTTCATTGAACCAAAGACTTTGTTCATTTATAGTATAGCTGTTAGCCCAATATGAGTCAATGGCAGCGTTTAGCGTTTCTGCATATCTTTCTGCCAAAAGATCCAAATCATCGCCGTATTGATAATCAACGTAAGTTGCCCATTTATCACAAGTTTCGGGTAGTGCTCCTAGATCAGTAGTTACAATTTTACATCCTGCTGCACCCGCTTCTATGGCAGCAAGGCAACTGGTTTCTTCATATATGCTAGGGTAGGCTAATATATGGCTTTGCTGTAATGCTTGTCTCACTGCCTTGTTCATTGCATACCCACGATAAATTATGCCGGGAGTCGTACGACATTGATGAAATAAATGGTCGTGAGCGCCAGCAAGCTGATTGCTATATCCCTTACCATAAATTATATTACTGGAAAATACTGTTAGTTCAATATCTTTTCTATTGAGTATTTTAAACGCCTTGAGCAATACTTCCAAACCTCTATTTGGTGTAGAAGTATATATCAATTTAATTTTATCTTTTGGTTTTTCTTTAAACTCGATGGGCTCTATAGCATTTTTGATTACGTGATTTTGACTTAGATTGATAGGGAATCTATTTTGAAATTGGGCCAGTTGCCAATCGCTAACATAAACAAAGTGATCAATGGCTTCTATAAAATTAGTGTCAGCCATTCCTGCAATTGCACCTTGATCGTAGGCAAGATGTTGCCAAACAACATTAACACGATTGGGATCAATGTATGCAGGATCACACACGCTTAGAACAAGATTGACTTTTCTTTGCCAATCTTGTCCAGCGTATTTTAAGAGATTATTGTTTAATATTT